ATGGCAACATTTAAAGCAATCATCAAAAAAGAAAAAATGCGTTCCGATAAGACATGGAATGTTCTTATCAGGTTAACACATGAGAGAAAGATAAGATATATCTCCACTACCATGTATGTCACCAAGAAAGATATTACCTCCGGCTTCAAAATAAAGAATCAGCAAATAATCGATAGATGTGAAGAGTTAATCAAAATTTATCGGGAGAAAATATACAAACTGAATCTAGAATTGAATGCCATAGACATAGACACCATAGCCGAATATCTTAAATCATCCAAGGATGACAAAAGCGGCATTGATTTTATTTTATTCGCAAAAAAGTGGTGCGCTTCACATCCTGAGATAAAGGGTATGAAGAATTACACAACAGCTTTAAACTCATTTTGTACTTTCTTTGGAAGAGAATCTATTCTTTGTAACGAAATAACAGTTCAGAAACTAAAGGAATTTGAAGAATACCTGTCTGAAAAGAAACGGGCACAATCACTATACCCCAGCGTCATCCTGCGTCTATTTACAGAGGCAAGGGAGTATTATAATGACGAAGACAATGACATTATAAGAATTAAGCAGAATCTTTCAAAATATAAGCCAAAACAACAGAATGTAGCAGAGAAAAGAGCTTTACCGGAAGAAACTATAAAAACTATATTTACTCTCCCTTACGATAACAAAAAGATTAAGGGATATACCAGTAGGCATGACTTGGCGAAAGATTGTTTTATATTATCATTCTGCCTAATGGGAATGAACTCTGCCGACCTATATAATGCAACTGAGTTTGACGGGGAATACATAACTTATTACCGTACCAAGACCAAAGACAGAAGAAATGACAATGCCAAAATGATTGTTCGCGTACATCCAATTATACAGCCACTCGTAAATAAATACAAAGGCAAAGAACGCGTATTCAACTTTTACGAGCGTTTTTCTTCTATGGCAGACCTCAATCGAGCCATCAATATAGGGCTAAAAGAGGTTGGATACAAAATAGGCATAGACAATCTTCAATTCTATGCAGCCCGGCATTCTATGGCTACGATAGCAATAAATAAGGCTGGTATAAACAAGTATATTGTCAACGAAATGCTTTGCCATACAGACTCGTCCATGAAAGTTACAGACCTCTATATACAGAAAGATTTTACGCCTATTAATGAAGCCAATTTCAAACTTATCGAATATGTGTTCGGAGAGAAATAGTATTGCTTTCTGTAGTTGGGCAGCTACGGGTGTTTACATTTTAGAGGGGACGACTATTCAGCCACCCCTTCTTTATGTTAGTATTCAAAAACTATAGCTGAGAGATACTGAACATTCGTGAAGAAATTTATATGTACTTCGTGAAGGACTAATCTTGTGTCCATCGAAACATACATTTCTTCGACCTGAATAAGGGTCCTGATTAGAAATCGTATAGCCCAAGGAAAAAGCCAACTGGTCAATTCCTAAAGAAAGAGCACTTTTAACACGCCAAAAGACAACATCCCCTCCCTTATTGCGAACTGACCTAAACTCTCCCTTTATCTTTCCGCCTTCTTCAGTATAATGTGCATATGAAAAAACCTCGTTGGGTAATGTCAGAATCAATGCCGGCTCACATTGAAGAAAAAGCTGATAATCCTTTTCACGCCCCAAGCTCACTGAAGGAGTCCTAAAATTGGTACCTATCAACCAATTTCCCCGCAGTAGTTTACCGTCATCATAGAGTGTATACTTCTGACCTTTGCCGTCACTCACCTCTGTATTAGGTTTATAATCATTGTCCATCCAGTTTTGAAAAGCAAGACCGGTCATAACGCCAACATATTTCCCAATGTAACGGATATATGATACCTCAAGCCCTAAAGCTGGTTCAGAACCATATGCAAATAGAGAACCGGATAGAGACAAAACATTTTTATTAGTTTTAAAATCCCCTTCTCGCTCATCGGCAAAAAGGTGAAGGGTAAACCTGCCTTTAGCCCCGGCATTAATGGGGGTCGAAAATCTTGTCTTACCGGATATGTCTTTGATGTCTACCATAACGCATCCAAAGTTCGCAGATAAAAAAAAGAGTGCCCTATTTTGGACACTCATATACACGACAATAAATCCAATGTCGTGAATTAGGTTCTGTTTGCTGGGTTTGGCTCGTTAAACTTGGCTGAAATTTTTCCGAAAGTCTGGTCAAAACTCTGTGCATAAGCAACGCTTTTCCCAAGATAAATCAGATGATAAATCTCATTACTGTTAGCCGGAACTTGAATATCAACCACACCTTTATACAATTCTTCAAAGAAAGCTTTTTTCTTTGCTTGATAGTCGGATTGGGAATTTCCTTCAATTGTAAAAGAAAGTGTTATTTCCCGTTCATCTATTTTGGGGTCATTGATTATCACACGTTTTCCATGTTCCAACCGGGACTTATTTTCTATAAATTCTTTCATGGGTGACGATGCCCCAAGTACATCAAGAAAGCCCTCTCCCATTCTTACCCCCCATGTTGTGTAGGCGTCTTGGGTATTTATTAATAAATCTGACATAGTTTATAATTTAGATGTATTGTTTTTCACTTCTGCCATATCTTTCTGAATTTGAATGATTGGTTTTACAATAGCTCCCGTATTTTCCGAAATCTGAACCAATTCAAGATAAGATTGTGCTATCAAATCTCGCGTATCATCAGCGATATTCCTTGTTTCCGTATTTATGGAAAGTAGAGCATCTGCTTTTACTGTCAGTAGATTAAGTGATTGAGATTGAATAATATTCTGATTCTTTATCTCTTCTCCTGCAATCTGCAATGCTGTAAACCGCCCGTTCAACTCTTCGCCGGTATCTTGACTCATTGCCTGAAAGCCTTTGGATGAAGCTGACTGCGATGTTGATTCTTGCGAAATTTTATCATATCCGGTTGCTGCGGCAAGCTCGTCACGAAGCTTCATGGCTTCATCCACATAACCCATGTACTCATCCATCAGCTCCTTACGCTCATTATTATCAAGCGTACCATCATCTTTCATGGCTTCACCGAATTTGTCATACCATGTTCTCAGTTTGTCACTAAACTGTTCACCGATGGCATTTGACAGCATTGCCTGCATGAAATATTTGGATATGTCATCAGCAACATCCTCAGCACTCTTCTCCATGTCCATCAGACTGCTCACAAAACTGTCATACATGGAATCGAATGACATTCCGGTCAGACCCTCATAAAGATTATCGGTCAACTCCTCCAGCTTGCCGGCCTGCTCAATATAATCATCAAGTTTATCGGTTACACGTTCACCATAACCGCCTTTCCCGGCATTCTGCATCTTTGTCCATATATCAACATTACTACGGAGTTTTTCCATCTCTTCGGGTGTCAGCTCCCATAACGAAGAAGTTCCGGTAAAATTCTTGTTTATGTTCTGTTGAATCCATTTCAAGTCTTCGGCAGACCATCTCATGTAGTATTGCCAGCTCTTATGTGAATTATGGTAACCTGCCTGTTCACGGGCGATATTCAGATAATTGGAGTTCTGCTCTTTCTGGTATTCATAAGCACTTCTATACGCAGCTACGGATTTCGTTCCTTTGCTTGCCTTTATCTCATCTGTCAATGATTCGATAGAAGTCTGTAACGTCTCATTACGGTCGGTAAGACGATTAATGGAATCCTGTACCTCCTTTGCATTGCTTCCACTCCAATTAATTACCCCACCTAATGATGTGATACTTGTCAAAGCTCCTTTTATTGTTTGCAAACCACCAGTAACAATAGACATTGGTTTCATTAGGTCTATACTTCCAAGTCCATCCAACATCTCGCCAAACCCGGACATTGTTCCCTCCAACCATTCAGGTGTTTTTGTACCAAGCGTTTCCATGATACCGATAACTTGATTACCGGCATCGACATATTGACCTATCTCATCAACGCCATGATGTAAAATGGTAGTAGCTTCCGATAGCGCTTTCTGTTTGTTGTTTTTTGCGCTTTCAAGAGTAGCCTTTGCATTCTTCTTTTCTTCGTCTGTACCTTCTTTGAGCGTTTTGTTATACGCTTCCTGCGCTTCACGTTGAGCATCAGTGGCATCTTTAAGGGATTTAAAGGAAACAGACATAGCTTCAAAAGGATTGCGTTCTGAAACCTTATCATCAATCCTTTCGATAGCATCTACCAGTTCTTTAAGGTTTTCAGGAGATAAATCCTTTTGAGATGATATAAAGTCTTTAAGGTTAACTTTCAACTTTTTCAAAGTATCAGTAGAAACCTTGTCAAGATTACCAAAGACTTGTTCCCAATTCATATTTTTCTTGAATTGTTCAGCATCAAGTTTGAATATATCTTCATTCTTGATTTCTGTACGCTTCTCAACGCTTCGGTCTATTTTGGCTATTTCACTGGCATCACCTTTGGCTTCCGCTTTCTTACGGGCTTTCTGCAATATTGAAATATCATCATTAAATTTCTTTTCAATGGCAAGACGTTCATCGGCATAAGACAAATAGTGCTCTGCCAAATCCTTATATATTTTTTCATTACTGATAATGGCTATCTTGTATAGTTCATCATAATAGTTTTGCTCATCATCAGACAGCTTTATATCGGTGGCATCAAAAGACTTGCCTTTATTCTTCGGATTAGCTTCCCATGCAGCGCGAGCATCCTCAACTTTCTTCCGCAAAGCATCTTTTTTTTGTCGGTCAATAGCCTGCATCTCCTTTTCAAAGTTGAGTTCCATTTCAGCGATAGTCTTGGCAGAACCTTCATCCATAGCTTTGATTCGGGCTTCATCAACTTCCATCTGCAAATCTTCGGCAGAACGTTGCTGTTCTAATGATTGCTTATCAAGGAGGGCATTATATTTATCAGTCTGCTTACGAAGTTTCTCGGTTTGATTATCTTGTTTGGTTAATGAACTTCCGGTAATACCGCCCAAATTTTTATAGGCTTTTTCTGTTGTTTCTACTCGTTTCTTAGCTTCTTCATACTGCTTTGAAGTAAACTTGGATTTATCCTTTTCTATTTCAGAAAGTTTCTTCTTAGCATCATCCCAGTCTTTCTTTGCTTTCTCATAATCCTGCTTGTAGGTAGTAGGGGATTTCTTTTTAGCCAACGCTCCATTAATTGAAGAAATAACGCTTTCTAAATCTCCACCTTTAACCATCATCCCGTTTACAACAAAACCATTGCGTTTGGATGCAGACGATTGAGCAAGTTTCAATTCCGCTTCAAGCTTCTCCTTAGAATAGTTTTTAAGATTGGATTTGTAAGCGGAAATATTATCATCCAACATGTCTTTCTGATACTTTTTTAAAAGTTCAGAGTTTTTCTCCATTTGCTCACGCACCTGTACGTATGACTGATTACCAGAAAACAATTTCCATATTTCTTTATCAGAATCAGACATATTCTTCCGTAAATCGGGATTATCAAATAACTGCAAATATCTCCGTTGGTTAGCAATCGTTTGTTTTAGAGCATTATAATCATCTCTCCTGCCTTGAACAGAACGCCTTGAATCTTCTTCGTTTATTTTTTGCTTCAACTTTAAGATATTCTCCAACTTTAGCTTTTCAATATCGTATTGTTCGAAAATTTTAGGGTATTCTTTACGAAGTTCTTCTAATGATTTTTGCCGAGTAAGAGTAGCCAAACTCTCATCACGAGCAGCTGTCAATAATTCTTCGATTTTCAGCTTGTGTTCCTGTTCTTTTTTAAATGCAGCATCTTTAATGCCGTTATATTCTTTTTGAGCACGGGCGGCAGCAGTTGTACTGTCAGACATTGCCCACATTGTAGTAGCAAGCCCACCGATAACGACAGTTAAAGCTACATAAGGATTGGTAAGCATTGCAGCGTTTAAAGCTAACTGCGCTTTTCGTGCCAATAAACGGGCATTGGTAAGTCCAATCTCCACAAGAGTATGTTTACTTTCGGCAGCAGTAACAAGCATCACTGCGGTCCGGTATGTACCATAAGTAACCACTAATCCAGCCAAGACCTTACCTACTGTTTCATAATTCTGAATCAACGAAGTTGTCATTTGAATACCGTCCATGATAACACTTTCCGACTTAGTTCCCAATTCGTTAAACACGGAATCCAAAGCATCCTGCATCATAGACAACTGACCATTGATAGTCTTTGAAGCATTCTCAGACATATTATAGAACTTACCACCTGCGGAAGTTGCATCAATGAATGCCTGTTGAACCATTTCAGCGGAAACAGCACCTTTGGACATTTCATCTTTCAAAGTTGCGATAGATTTTCCGGTCTTTTCGGAGATAATCTGTAACGGGTTGAATCCAGCGTTTATCATTTGATTCAAATCCTGCCCCATAAGTTTACCCGCTGCTGACATCTGTGAAAATGCCAAAGTCAGCGAATTGAACTTACTGGATTCCCCCATAGAAATATCACTAATGGCTTTCAAGTATTTGATAGTGTCTTCTGCTTGTATGTTAAATCCAAGCATCATCTTTTCTGCTCCAACCATATCTGACATAGTAAGTGGAGAAATCTTAGCCAGCTCCTTGATTTGCGGAATCAGTTGTCCTGCCACATCCTTTCCAACCATAGTCTCAATAGCAGTCTGCATGGATTGAAATTCTCCACGAACACGAATCATTTCAGAACCTAATGCCTTTAATACTCCAGCACCACCAATAACCGCCAATGCTTTCTTCCAAGAAATAGCGATACCGTTGTTACTTTCTACGATTTCCTTAGCATTATCATTGTAAAGGGCGTATTCATCCCGAAGTTTCTTTACGGAAAGACGCGCTTCGGCTTGTTGTTGGGTTAATCCAAATAAAGCCGCCTTTTCTTCATCAAGAGCTTTGCGGGCAGCATTGTATTCTTCTAACTTGCCATTTGCTGATAACGGATTCCTTTTCAATGCTATACGATAAGCATCTCCAAGACGTTTTACATCTGCTTCAATATCCTTAACTACCGCTTTTTGAGCAAGAATCTTCTCTGTGAATCCATTCACGACCTGGGAAGCATCGAAGATTTTCCTTTTGAATCCCGTTTCCATCTCCGCTCCAGCTTTGGCTGCATTAGTCACCAACTCATCCAATCTTTGGTTGGATGCAGCAAGTTGGGCATTCAAAGCCTTGAAAGCAGCAGGAGACTGCGTGCCATCCATGCTCATTAACTCCTGCTTTAATTTTGCAATTTCATTACGAAGTCTTACAACTTCTTCCCAGTCACTACCTATCTTAAAATATAATTTTGACATATCTATTTCTTTTTCCTACGATTAGCCAATTCCTTACCACTGATTCTATTCACCTTCTGACCACCATATACTGCGCGTAATTTATCCCGTTGCATCATCAGCAGATTCCGATAAGGGATAATCTCAAACACTTCTGTATAACTCAGATGCAGCGTGTCAATCAAATGGGCTATCTGCCCGAAGAACGTTGTGTTTCCTACTGTTTCGGTCTTGCTGCCAGCATCGACACGTTCCTCATCGAGCTGACACACTGAAAAGCCGAAATATCCATCATGGAAAAACACACCTCCAAAGCATTCCTAACTTCTTCAAAAGTCCCGTTCTCCAAATTATCAGCCAGTTCCTCACTGCCACAGATGAAACAAGAAATGCCTTTCAGCATATCTCCAGTAATTTCAGGAAGTTCTTTAATAGCTTCCATGACATTATCTCCAGTCATGCCGATATTGGAAAAATGATGAATGGCACGACAGATAATTTTAATTGTAGGAGGTTTAATGGTATAAACCATCCCTCCTATCTCCACATTCATGAAATCCAGCCCTAACAAAGCATCAGAAACCGTTTTTGCTGCTTGATTCATATTCTTAAACTAAAAGGGGGAATGGTATATATCCATCCCCCGGTTATCACTCTTGTGCTTTTACCAATGTTATCTCTTTTTTAAGAGTGGTATCAACTTCAGAAGGAGTGGTTTTAATATCTCCTGACTGAGTGACGTACCCCACTTTCGACACTTCATAGTGAACGGTAGCCCCAGCATTCACCTGCTTTGACTTGACCGTTGCACCGTCCAGCTTTACGGTCGCATCGGAAGGAGTAGGTACAATGGTTACTGTAGTTCATGCCTGCAAAGCTTTAATCTGCCCTTCTTCATAGTTATACTCAGAAGAAACACCTTCGATTCCCGGTTCCTGCACCAAGCCTTTTACAGCGATTGCAATTGCCTTATCCGTATTGGCTTCACGGGAAACAATACGGCATTTTGGGAAGATGAACCATACATCATCATCGGTCAGACAGAACAATGCTTTGTTGATAATAACTTTATCCAAAGCACGCTTCCAACCTACATCTTTAGATGTTGCCTGAATAACATCGCCACCCATGAACGCTTTCTTGGTCTTCCAGTCATATTGTCCGATAGAGAAAGCGGGCGATACTTCTCCCGGCACATCATCGTAACGGTAATTCTTTCCTGTTAATTGGTTCTTGTACCCAGTGACGGAGGCTTCCGTTTCCTCAATCCGCCACGTTTCCCCGTGTACATTCAAAACCTCATCTTTCGCTTTGATAGCGGCTTGAATCAAAGTCTTTGCGATTTCGGGGGTAATGTCTGCCGTTACCTTATCAATGTCGGCAAACAAGATTCTTTTAATTCCTACTGCTGAAATCATAATCCTATAATTTTACATTTATTACTTCAAATAAAATTCTCACATTCACGTAATGGCATTTCAAAGCTGTATCCGCTTCCGTGCCAATTGATTCGATAGAGTAACGATAGGTTGTACCGTCATAGGTGCTTACTACATCATCAAGCAGCTTGCCAGCCTTTCTTTCGAGTTCGTTAAGCCGGATTGTGTTCGCTTCATTCTCGCTTAAATTGGGTACACATAGATTCACTTCTGCGAAAGCTTTCTTCCAATACTTTCCCGGCTGTTGTTTCTTCGTGTGGATGACAATCCTTTCGGACTTCAATTCACCCGTCAGCGTTTCACCATCAGGCACTATATCTATTCCGAAAGCCTTGCAATCCCGGTAGAGAATGTTTCCTATGTCGGTAGTTACTATCATCTTTCAAATCGTTTTTTACATCTTTCCTCAGTTCTTACTGCTGCACTTCCCGCCACTTCGTAACCTTTGGATTCTACGAATGACGCATAATCAGCTTCGTTTTTCAGAGTCAAGCCATCTTCATTAACCTCATAATCATTCGATTCTCTCAAATGCCCTGTACAGTCCCGATAACTCCCAGTCGCTTTTGCATCTTCAACGAACATCTCCCCCTCTTCCTTCATTCCTGCAATAACTTCTGTTTTACCTTCCTGGAAGAAATCATCGACATCCGAAAAGTCTGCATCTATTCCAACCATATTACTCTATAGGAAAAATAGTTTGTTTCCAAAGGGCTTTTAGCAACTCCTTCACCTCTTATGCTTCCATCGGCATTCAAACAACGAACCTCTGCACCTGCTTCAACCTTTGACGGCTTGTCAAAGACTACCTTGTACTTGAAATCATACAAAGCACCATTGATAGATACTTTCTTTTCCGCACTTACATCATCACAACGGCATTTGCATACCTCCTGCCAGTATTCACCACCTGTACCGGGAATGGGTCTTCCGAACTCATCCTTAGCCATCGGAGTGATAACTTTTACCTGCAATATGTGTGGAGCGAATATCATAAAAAAGTCACTTTAGGTTTGTTACTCAGTTCGTCTTTCAAACCGTACTGTTTACACAGCCATGAGTACAATTTCATTAGACTATCAACATAATTAGACCAAGACACAGAAAATCCGCTTTCGCTGACCGAAGATGGATTTTGTATCATCCACGGAATTTGCTTTGCACAAGCGACCTCTAATCTTGCCCGATTTTCCTCGGCAAAAGGTTCTTCACCATCCAATCCCGTTCTTGAAAGTATATTTTCAACTACAAGATTAGACGGGGGATTCTTATCAAATACGCTTAATACAAACTCCTTGTTACTCATGGCTGCTATCAATCAATATGGTGTAATCAGTTTACTATATGCGGTATAGCTATAATGCCTGCAATACTTTGATTTATAGATGTATCTGAACGGGCATTTGGGAACATTAATTCGTATCCCTTGAATAGCCGCTTCCTCTTTTATCGAACACATCATAGCCGGGTTATTTGCAACCAAGAATATAGCCTGTGGCATGGTTAGTACAACACAATCAGCCGGAGCCGTTTCCAAAGTGATAGACTGAATATCCGGCAAACCGGCATTAACCGATGGATTCACATATTCACACTTGGGAGATTCCACACTTGATGCCTGCACGCTCAACGAAACCAAAGACATCATCAAAAAACCACACATGGCAAAAATAAAATTCTTCATTTCTTTTCTGATTTATAAAATTAGACAATGGAAGAGTAGAAGCACTACCCTATCCTTTTACTCGATACCTAATGCTTCTTTCAGTTTGGCTGTTGATTCTTCATCCAGTTCTGAAACCTTAGACAAAAGAGTTTCCTCTTTCATATTGCCGGAAGCCTGCGCACCGATAGACTTCAAAGCATCAATCAAAGTCTTCTTCTCAAACTCCTTTTCAAAGAGGGAAATTTTCACCTCTTTCTTTTCTTCAGGGGCTTTCGCTTCGGGATTTTTTGCCTCAATCCGTTCAGCAAGTCTGCGGCTTTCCATATCCAGCACACGGGCTTCCTCACCGACTTCAATCACTTCACCGGGAGTGTAATACTTTCCGGTGAACTTGTCGCGGAAAACTGATATAACCTTTACTTTCATATCCTACCCCCTTATGCTGATTGGATGGATGCAATTTCGTTCAAATCGAAATTGGTTATCAAATCTGGATTGGAAATCTGCGGAATCCACTCTGCCGTATATTCCATGTAGCGACCGTTTTTGTCACGGTAGTTGGAGATAAGCATCTGCCCCTCTGACGGGATATAAGTACGTCCTTGTACTGGGTCTGTCGCTTCATACGGGGTATGATGGCGCATATAACCAATGTTGTCAGAAGGTAACAGAGTAATACGGTTATCCGCGTAAATCTGCACATTCTTTCCCGTCTGGTCTTTCACGTAGTCCTCCTTGATTTCGATGCGAGGCAGACCGATGCCGGTGAACACTTCGGAAGCCAAAGAAGAGGAAACCAATCCCGTACTCAACTTCATCTCATTAGAACCAAGAATCCTCTTGTACTGCTCACCAAATTCAGATGAACCAAGAATAAGCTTGTTGAAAGATGCACGAGTCATAACCATCTTGGCATAAACACCAAAATCCGGAGCTAAAGAATGAAGTTTCTCTCTCAAATAAGAGATAAACATATTCTTTCCGTCCACAACCACATCTCCACTTTTCGGCTTGATATAATTGAACGGAAGGGTAATCTCCAGCAGTTTATTATTGGTCTGACCGGAAGTGATTGCAGCGTCTTTGTTGTAAACGGTGGCTTCACCAAGCATCAACAGCGCACCGACAATAATATCCATACGCTTGTGGGCAGCAAGGGTAATCTGACGGTAGTCGTCTGCCAGGAAGTTTACAATCTCTTCCATTGCAGCCTTTTGGTCGGCTGGCTTAGCTGCATTGAACTTGTCAATCAAATCCTGCAATTCAGAAAGACGGTCAATAGACATCTGATAAGCATCACCCAAATAGGCAATCTCACCATATCCGGAACCGATGTTCTGACGTTCACGGATGGGTTTCTCTCCAAAACGCGAATTGATGGAGCCGGCCATAACTCCGGTTACAGAACCGATATAATCCTTGAACACACGAGTAGTCACTCTGCGGAAAGTAAGATACTGTTGCCAATAGATTGTGTCCTTGCGTGTCTGGTTCACACGTCTGATGATAGCGGAAACAATGTTCGCATCATCGAATAATGTTTGAATCGTTAAAAACATATCCTACCTCCTTACTCGTTAAATTCAAACCATCCCTTCATGTTGGCTTTATCGTTCTCGGAGAACGGCATAACCAATTTTGAAGGTTCAATCTCTGCGGCTGTACGAAGCAATGAAACCAATGTAACTCCATCCTCAACCTTTGTACGGTTGTACAGAGCCGAATTAGCGATATGCTTTTGCTTTAAACCATCAACTGCAACCGCATTGAATAATACGGCATCTTTGGCGATATTCTCACCAAAAGCAGCCTTAATAGTCAATACATCATAACCGGCATTAGACTTATCAATTGCCGTTACTTCTGCACCTTTCTTACCGCTTCCGACAAACATACCCACATAAGCCAAAGAGTTCTTGGCTACTTTGATAGACAAAGCCTCTCCACCAGTGGTATAGGCTTCCACAACTCTCACATTGATTACCGCATAAGCGAACTTGTTTTTCAAGTCTGCATAAATCGGTGTAAATCCGGGAAGAAAACTTCCCACTACCAGGTTCTGCGTATCAAGTTTGAACGGACCACGTCTACGAATGCCGGTCTGGACATCGTAGCGTTCCTCTTGTTCAACGGGCGGAACCAAGTCATACTTAAATCCTGCTGACATAATTAATTCTTGTTTTGTTCAACAATAGTTTTCGTTCCCTCATCAATCATCTTGGCGATAGATTCAGATTCTTTCTCAATCTTCGCTTCCGCTGATTCGGGAGGGGTTACGCCTTTGAAGCCGTCATTTGCGAACTCCTGCTTCAAGTCCTTGAAGTATGCGTCCAAGTCCTCATCGTCCTTAATGGCGCATCGTTTGGCGTAGTTTTCGGGAATACCATACTCCTTTGCCTTTGCCAAAATCTGCTGGCTACGTGTTGCTTGAGCCTTTTCTGCTTCAAACTGTGTTAGCTTATCAGAAAGGTTCTTGTTGGAGTCAATTAAAGCTTGCGCCCATGCAGGCACATCGTCTTTATTCTCTTCCGTTTTGGTGGTTGTGGTAGTCTCGATTGGCTTACCGTCTTTAAGGTTATGCTTCTTCTCGTAGTTGGAAACTGCGGTCTTGGAAGCATCCCCGGCACGGAAATCACCATAGGAATTAAGCACGTCCGAAAAACTGATACCCTCAACAATAGAGTTTACTTTTGTCTCGTCCGTTACACCCTCTGCCTTTTTGGTGGCAATGCGGGTAAGAATAGCAGTGTCCACCCCAGTAAACTTGGTTTGGAGGCCCGCTAAGATTTGTTCTAAAATTGTCATACTGTATGAATTAAAATTTGAGATTCAATTTGCAGAAGTAAAAATACCGCCAATACAGATGATTAGTAAATATTTAAGCTTCCGATTCACGACAATGAGTTGATTGTCGTGAATACGGTATAAAAGTAGTCAGTAAGTAGGTGGAAGGGAAATTATTAGAGAGGTGGAAAAGTACATTAGGGAACAATGTGCTAAAAAGAGAAGAGAAAGGTATGAAAAAAGCCGTGAACCAATAAAGGAACACGGCTTTCTTTTGAATCTAAAAAGTCCTAAACGTACTATGTTAACTTTTTCTTCTTTGCTTCCTTAATAGACCCAATAGTTAAAGCCATTATTGGAACAAGATTTAATCCTAATTGTAGAGCATAATTTATATACGCTCGATTTAATATAACTGGAATTAAACCAAAAATCCATTGAGTTATCCAAATTAAAAAAGCTAGAATTCCAAGTCCAAATATGACCCCAATAATAGTGGCTACCTTATCTTTTTCAACAACAAAAGGAGCAAATATTAAAAACAACAATAATATTGCAAATAGAATAACCCATAGAAGGGATGACGTCACAGTGTGCCACATTTGGTTTCTCTCAACTTCCGGAAACCATTTTCCTATTACAGACAATATATTACCATCTGAATTTGTAATATTTACTTCTGTATTCTTTTCTATATTTGCATTTTCAAATAACGAAGCAAACCACTGGAATATATTTTTTCTATTAATAGCCTTCTCTATTTTATCATCAAGATGAAACAAAATAATAGAATCTGATTCACATACAGCTTTTGCTTCTTCAACTTTTACTATATAATCAATTTCTATTTTATTTATCCAATAATATGAAATACCCAAGATATTGTCTAATGCCAGAACTACTAACAACATCAATAGTGGAATGGCAATTTTTCGAGATACAGAAATCCTATCGCTTTCAAAGAAGTTAATAAACTTCCTTATCAATTCTTCCATGTTTAAATATTTACTTCAAGTTCTTTTCCTATTAAGTCGAAATATAAATTCTGAAGTTAATGAAGCGACCTAACTGGTATATTATAATCAACTCCTTTCAAACAAAAATGTGCATCAAGTTCAATCAATGGATGATAATTAACCGTAGCATTACCAAATTGTTTTTTCTCAAAACCACACTTCAAAAGTAATTCCTCTGTGAGAGGAATAGAATTAAGGTTCTCTACATAGGTGCGAAATACCGCTTCCGATGATATTCCGCTTACTTCGTATCTTGGATATCCAATTTCTGTTATACGGTAGGGTATTTTACACTTTGTAGATATACATAATTCCCTATCTTTAATTCTCTAACATCTACCATATTATAACAAATTAATAGCAGACAGTTCCTTGGTCAACGACTGAATACCTTTCTGAATCTTTTCTAATTGTTGTTTGCGAGGTTTATGTACTCCGGCAGCATAATGCCACAACTGGCGTTCATTGATTCCTGTAATACGGCTCAATGCAGCCTTAGTAAAGATATTACTGTAATAGTTGATAAATGTAGCAGCATCAATCTTAAACTTCAACTCAAACTCCCCAGATAACACTTCGCAGGGACTATCGTTATCTTCCAAATATAACTCGATTGCCTCCTTCATGTTATCCTCCAACTCCTTCATGTCATTACCTACAGTTATGACCGGAGCACCTTCGATATAAGCACTCAAATTCTTTCCTGCATGTTCTACAATCACTTCTACTGTTTTCATATTACCTCCTTTTTAAAATTGAGAGAACAAGGGGGCTACTTTAGCCCCGCTTGTCTCAAAATGCTGTAATAAGTGCCTTTCTCAACGCCTTTGCTATTATGATTCGGTACAATAACCACTTTACCATCTTTTTCAAATTTCATGTGGCTACCTTTCTGACTCTTTAGAACAAAACCGTTTTCTTGCAACATAGTTACAACGTCTTTTACTGATTTGTAACTCATAACGCTTTGGACTTAATTACCATGCAAATATAGTAATAATACGAATATTATCAAAGCATTTATTCATTATTTTACTATGAATATAAAAATAGCGGTAACTCCGAAGAATTACCGCTAACCATTCTATTTTTCTTATACTAAAATTATAAACCTCGTAATTTTTCTGACTAAGAAGCGCTTTCCCGTTCTTTTTTTCTTATTTCTGCATTCTTTTCCGCTTGTTCCTCTTTGATTTCTGCAAGTTCCTCTTCTACCCTATCAGCATTCCCGGCAAACATGATTCCCTCACGCGTTGACCAGATGCCACCACTGACAGCAGAGACAGCCGTAGTCACCTTATCATTCAAATCATCAATCATATATGGAACCAGTTCTGTTTCTATGTCAATGGTCTGCGATGCCTTGCTAAACTCGGTTGGATTGATAGAGCCTAAAGCGGAAACAATGAAATTTACTCTCCGCTGCAAGAACTCGCCGATAACCTCACCGTGATTTTCTACCGCCATATGTGCACCCATGAACATAAAGCGGAAAGCGGTTCCTGATGCTTTGCCTACCCCCTTCAACGTCTCAAAGGATATTCTTGGAGTGTTTGACATATCATAAGCCATATTAGTGAGTGTTTCTGCTTCAAATTTTACGGTATCTGGCACCTGATTCCATGTTAAATATCGTGCACCAGCCCCCTCTCCTTCCAGTTTTACCATTCTATCCTTTGTCTTACCAGTGAACCCTATCACTTCACCAATTAATTCCAAAATGGGGAAAAAATGATAGTCAATGCAATCCGCGTAATTAGAAAGAAGTTTTTCCAACCGGACACGGAAAGTCTTAATCTTTTTGCAATAAGGTTCGGGCCGATAAGCGTAGAGAACCGGTAGTTTTGGGAATCCATGAGCAAAAGGAGTTCTTTCTTCATATCCTTTAGACAAATCCCATTGATAAACCATTTTGTCCGTGATAGTCATAAAGCAGATGACCTCCGAATCATCCATGAGCTTCTTTTTATACTCACGTGAGAAAGCAATCATTTTACCTTCGTCGTTAAAGAACGGGTATAGCTTATCACCTCTGAATGGAGACCATAACACGCTTTTCAGTTTCTTGGTGGGCTTGACCTTGCCACCGAACGTAGTCTTAACTTTCTTCCAAAACTTTGCCCAAAACGAATCATCATCGGTAACATACCAATATTCTGCCGCTTCTTGTTCGGAGAGCCAGGCACGGACAATCTTCTTGTTTTGGTATTTGATTTTGTTGGATTTAAATACAGCCTTTACCGCATCCAGCAGCTTCTTTTCATCATCATCAGTCGGAGTGCAATCCATAGACGGTTCTGTGCCGACCGTGAAAGCAGTTTGAATATTCACTATATCTTGTTCCAATGGAATGGAAATACGGTTCACCGGTTCAGTCTTATACTTTGCTTCGATTTCATAAGTCTTACCAGTTTTTTCATCGAAGTGTTTCTCAGCTTCTTTTTCAAGAACCTTTCTGTCCGGATATTTCTTTTCGTCAACCATGATTTCATGGCGTTCCGGATTCCAATCATCCCAAAGTTCACAACGGTCAGGAAGTTTAGTCTTCCTACCTTTCTTCAGGTAGTTTATCTTCTGCCCGATGTCAGACAATGCTAATATTTCTTCTAAATTCAATGGCATAGTTTATATTTTTAATGTGTGAATATTCCTGTTAAATCTTTCGGCTTCTGAATCTTACCAAGAAGCTCACCCAATACATAGTAACGTACAGCATCTATTCCGTGATTGTCATGGTCTTCCGGTTCGTTGATATAGTTCCCATCCTTATCCTTTGCCCAGACATAATTTCTGTACTCCCTTTGAAGGTTATAAGAACGCTTGGTTATGTAAATATCCATTCCCTGCATCTTGTCAATACCGGCATTGATAGAGCCTTGCCCTTTCTCTACCGGGTAAATCTTGATACCTCCGTTATGGATTTCCTGAATAAGTCGTGGGTCTGCACTGTCAGCTATCACCTTTAGATTCCACGGACGGAGAGTCTTAATTATATCCCCAGATAGTAAACCTGTACGGTAATCCACTTCGTCCAAATATAGCGCATTGTCTATGATTCCACATCGGATAGCTGCTGTAGGGTCGTTAGTATAACCAAAATCCAGCCCAATTCCGACCCTCTTACACCACATCGGGAACTCATCCACAATACCCCATTTCTTGAACACAGCACCCTCAGCCACATCAGCCCAACGACCGATAACCACATGAGCATATTTCTCCAGGTTCTTCTCCTTCATATCTTCCACCTCTTTCAGGAACTCAGGAGAAAGGTTATCCAAATTATCAAAATACGTAGTATGGATATGGAGCACATTCGGATGAGTGGAAACCTGTACTTGTACTCCGTCAATCTCTACCAGTTTATGAGTATTTTCGATGTATTTTTTATAGATGAAGTGATTGGAATCGCAGGGGTTCATAATTATTATAATCCGGTTCTGAATTCCTTTCTTACGGATAGAAAGCATAATCTTGTCGAACTCTTCCTCACTGGTCCACTCTTCCGCTTCATCGCAGACGAAAGTCGTAATGCCTTGAATGGATTTCAGTTTTGCTGTCTGGTTCCCGGAAGAAGTCTTGATACCCCGGAACATGATACGGCTCTTAGTCATCTTATTGACTATATCCGTCTTTGTGGTCTTGAAATATTTCGTGGTACCGTCCAAATCTATCTTCTCCATCATTTCGGGGATGATAGAGATACCGGCAGAAACCATCGTGTAACGGGTGTAAAGAATCTGATGAACTATCTTCTCTACGGGAGTCATTTCGAATGTCAGCCGTTCTATGAAGGTAGAAGCATTGAAAGACTTTCCGCTACCACGCCCACCGGTGATAAGAATTATAAATTTTTCCTTATCCTCATATAATGGATGGTAAATTTCTTGAGGTACTATCATTTCAGCTTGTCTTTAATCCAAGAATCAATGTTGATGCCATGCTCTATATCTGTTGGAATATCAGCGTCTTCATCTTGTTTGCGCTCAATCTTTCTCCAATCTTCATCATGGTGGTACAGCCAAACGGACATTGCTTGCAAATTAGGAGCCAACTCGCTTTCGCTTACTTGTAATTCATCTTCGCCCGTCAAATTCCCTTCTGAATCACGGAGCTTTCTTACCACGGTGCTTTTGGTTTTTATGCCACCGAGAGCCATTGCAAGGAATTTAGCCCTTACAGTGGCATTGATTGTCGCGCGCCCACGCGCTAAGACTTCGGATATTTCGGTGTACTCACTTTTCTTTTCGCAAAATGTTTGAGGCAAAATCCCTATGGCATAAGCAATTTCCTTGTCAGTGAATCCCTTTTTGGCATACGATTCCACGAGAGAAAGAAATTCCTCGCTTGTATAATCAAACTTAGGTTTTCTTCCTCCTTTACCTTTTCTATTTTGAGATTCACTATTGCTCATAATTAATTATCCGTTTGCCAATCCTCTACTTACAGTTGTATATCCACGTTGCTTTCGCCAATAAGGAAGTGACAACACAGACGCATCTACTCCTAAGTTTCGTGCCAAATTCTTACCTGTGTTTCTTGCTGCGTTCATGATTCGCGAATTATTTGCTTCTCCTGGATATGCTCTTTTTAATCTTCTTACAGTACCAAGTATTTCGTTAAAACTTCTTTGTCTTCTTCTGACTCAGCTTTCCTCCCAATAATTAATCTATTCTTTCTACTTGTTCATCAAATGCTTCTCCCTTTATGAACTTCATATCAGGGTCATACCCGAACCTTTCGCAGAATGCGGCTTTAGCTTCATAGGTATCAAAGGACAATATCACATAGGCATCCATGTTCTCGGCTTGCTTCTGTGCGTTTTCTTTCACCTGATGCTTGACCTCTTTCATGTGGGCAACCTTTTCGGCACGTTCCAACTGCTTGGCGGCTTTATCGGCTTCTTTCTGTTCGGAAACTGGGACCATCATATCAGACAAAGCATCCGCAATAGAGTTTTCCTCTTCGGTCTGCAAAAGATAGTCGACACCAATCATATTCAAGTCTGCATCGGTCAGACCTGCATCTTTCCAGTCAATATCAGGAACAATACGGGCAAGAGCGTCAAAATCCCATGTACCTTGTGCATTAGGGTTGTTCATTAGAATGTTTAACTCCTTTTCCTGCTGCTCGTCCACGTCTATGACATCGACACGAATACGGTAGTCGTTATCGGGAAACTTTTGCAATTCGTCCATGACAGACAAACGCTGGTGCCCGCTGACTACGGTAAGCCCGGTACGCTTATTCACAACTATTCCACCTACCAATCCGAATTTCTTGATGCCACGTTTCAGTGTCTTACGTGATTCATCAGATAGTTTTCGGGGATTATAATCCGCAAAGTGAATGGCAGAACGATTAAGTTCCACCGATTCACTCTTTATGTATTTTGATAATTCCATATTAGCCGTTGCTTAAACCCATGTATTGCCTATTCGTAAATCGTTTAAAGGCCATTCCGGGAACATTTCCAGTTATTTTTTCAATATTTTTAGAATATCTTGTAGCCGCTCCACGCACTCTATATATTCTATTCTGAGCACGTTCATTGGTTGCCATTCTTCCTATAGAATCCAATATTCTATCCCTTTGTGAAAATATTTGTGCAATAGATTTTCTTCTAACTCGGCATTCCTCCTATTAATTTTGTTGATTATGATACTCCCAAAGCACTCTTTCAGCCATTGGGAAAACTTTGTAAATTCTCTGTAAATCCTGCGGGTAATTCTTCTCCATCCAAAGCATACAATCAAGATTGAAACCTACTCCCGAACTGGCTTTCAATGAATACCGAACTGGTTCAGGTAAATTGTGCTGCCTCATATAAGCAAGAATATCCTTTTGTGTCCAATCAGCCAAAGGATAAACCATACCGTTATTCTCGTAACCGTTTACCTCATACCCTTTCAACATAAGCCTACGATTCATACCATCAGCTTTTTTCATGCCCAAGAATGTATAATAAACTCCATGAGTAAGCTGCATAGCCTTTACCACATCTGCCAACTTCAATAGCTTTACTTTCGGATTTGGCACACAATACATACCGCCACGGAGAATATAAGTGAGATTCCAATGTGGTACTTGAACAAACTCTATCTTCGGATACTTGGCTTTAGTCCAGTTTATCCAACGGTTAATATGCTCCAAATTCTTGACAAAGTACATGAACACGCAAACAATCCGGTCAAACTTCGGATAGATTAAATCAAGCAGAACAAGCGAATCTTTACCAAGTGATAAAAACAGTAAAGCCTCATTCGATTTTACCCGAATGAGGTCTATATATCGGTTCGCTTGTTCTACCTTGCTCATAGCTAACCACCGCTTAAACCAAATGAAGTACGAAGGTCACTATAACGCTGTCTGCGTGACCCCAACTGTGATGTACCAGCTTCACCGCCACGTCTGGCAACCAATCTACCACCAGCCCCGGCACCGTTCATATTTCTGCGAGGCCCGGCTACTCTGTTAATTCTTCTTGCGACTCTGCTTTCTAATTTTAAAAGTTAAACAAATCAATCTATATGTTTTTCTAATATCTTGCCCAAAGTATAATCCATTTGTGCAGCAAGATATTCTTCGCCTTGATGTTCGTAAACAATATCATTACCGTTTTCATCTGTGAGAATAACAGCTTCTGCTGCTTTCACTTCAACGATAATATAAGGACGTTTACCTGTATATGCACCTGTCAGAAGCTTGATTGCATCGTACTTGATAGGCTTTAATTCTATTTCACCCTCTTCAGGCAGTTCTGCATCAGCCGGATATTCTTTACCGCCACATAGGTAAGTGATATACTTCTTAGCGTTGGTTGGTCTGATTTCACGGTATTCGTGGGTTTTCTTGCCTGCCAAAATTTCATCGAAATACTTCTGTTTGATGCTTAATGTAAGAATGTTCATAATCGTGTCAAATTTAAATTAATACTCAATAGTTGCGGAAACAGGACTCGAACCTGTGACCACCGCCAAGTCAAAGCGGTAAGCTAACCAACTGCTCCATTCCGCGATAGTACCCCAAAGGTACTACCATAACCAAAGATAACGAAATATCTTCAATCGTTATACACGACAATCGGCTTATTGTCGTGAACTAAGCCATTTGTCCCGTCTTTCTCTACACGCCTCTAAGGTAGGCGCACAACAAGCAAAGAGTTCACCACTTTCAGTACGGTAGTCGTACTGGTACATTCTCACTCTTTTACCTCTCAACCTGGTGTTGTAGGTGGTGTAATTTTCTTTACCGGGTTGACATACGCTGCAACCGTTTACATTTATTGAGTTCATAATTCAAGTAATTGTTTCGTTTTATCCACGTCTACAAAACTCGTCCACCCTGCTTTATGCAGTTTTATAGCTGCCTCTCTGATTGTGATTTTACCACTCTTGACACTTTCTTTCAAAGATTCTAATACATTCTTCATTCTTAATTCATTTTCACATTCAATCTTTCTTCACTCGTATAAGCCACTACAAGCCCAGTTTCATCATGCTGTATGGTGATGTACTTTTCACCCCTCTCTATAGTAGAGAAGTCATAAGGGGTTACCATCTTACCCAATACCTTGCCCAGTTGCTTCATCAGTGGGGCTTCAGGGCTGATAACTAAAACTAAATCTGTTTTCATAATCGTATATATTAAGCATTAATACCTATTGCGTTTCTCATAAAGTTGCCAGCCTGTTCTACAGACATATTCAGCTTCTTTTGAATCAGAAGAAGCATACAGCTTACTTGTTCTTTTGTGTTCAAATTGCCTTGTACAAACTCTGACATGATGAATTTCTCTATTGTTCTTTGTTTAATTACTGATGTTGCCATAATCGTATATCTTTTAATTGTTATTACTTTGTTTCTGATGATGCAAAGATAGTATAATATGTAACAAATAATACTATTTATATAGTTAATAAATTATAAATATATTATTTTACGTAACATATAATAATTATATAAGTATATTTGCATCATGGAAAAGGAAGATAAAAGAAGAGTTATACACGTAGAAATGAAAGCAACTGGTAAGCATAGGTACTTTGCTTCACCTGCTGCCATCTATGATGTATTTTCAAGTCAAGAACTTGGAATTGCCCGGCAGTCACTTCTTAACTACTGGCAAAAGACGGAAGAACCCTATGAAAATGCTATTTGTATTATCAGAAAAGGGGAGTTGGAACGAAAAAAGAAAATGAAATCAAATGAATGAACCGCAAATAACCATATCATTTAAAAATGTTAGAGATGCTTTTTATGTATATTGTGATATTATAAAAAGGCATGGAAAGGGAGCTACAGATACACCTATTGCAAGTTTTTATATTGGCAATGTTATACTAAGTTCACTTGCTTGCGAAATAGGGTTAAAGGCTCTACTTGTCTTTGAAAACAAACATTCTCATGGACATTATCTAAACGAATTATTCAACGAATTAAGCTCACAAATGCGAGAAAGCATAATACAATGTACCTCTTACGAGTTAGAATCTTTCAATAAAGCATTATCAGAGAACAAAGACCATTTTATTAAATGGAGATACTATTACGAAAGTCGCCAATTAGTGGCGAATTATGACTTCATTTTAAAACTGTTCTATTCTATTAAAGCACATTTAGATAAAATAAAGCCGGAGCACTAAACTCCGGCTCATTAATTGATTAGCCCTTTGATTCTTAACTGATTTACGATTTCGGTGTAAAGATACTCTATATCCCCACTGAAATCCCCATAATTTTGATAGAGAAACACGACATCAGCACAATTGTCGGAAATTGTGCTCTTGGACTGAACCCTAAGCACCCTTGACATCTCCTCACGTACCCCTGCTGTCATTTTTCCACCAGCAAGCGAGCTTGGAGAAAACAGATACAAGATGATGAAGATAAATTTTTTCCGCTGGGTCACACTGTCAATATTCGGCGGACATCCTCTCTCATTCAGCAACTCAACGAATATTTTGTAGATTTCATGGATAAGGCTTTTGTCTTTCAAAATCGGGGCGGTCAAGGCATTTTCTTCCTCTGAAAGTTCTGATTTCTCGATACGAATCTTTTTAAGACGAATGATTTTATTAAAATCCAGCTCCATAACACGATTATTTTAAAAGTAAATAGTATATTTGCATCATAATCGTGTGAGGGAGGATTGAGTGGTCGTGCGCTTGGTTCTCCTTTTTTTATTTTACAGAGTTATTCTTTTCCTGAATAATCCGATTTTGCTCGTTCACCTCCCTACCCCATATCATAGCGGAATAGATGGCTTTTGCATACAAAAAGAGTTCCTCACAATTGGTAAGGAACTCAACTCGAAGGGCTGCACATTTCGCATCAGTCCAAACTGTTTCATCTTTTTCCATTTCTCAAATCATACTTCTTTATATAGTTATCAACAGTGGTTTTGCTCACTCCCAATTTCTTTGCAATATCTTTCAGGCGCATACCGCTGACAACAAGTTCCCTTACTTCTTCGACATCAACTGTTACCCGGTATCCCCCACCCTTCTTTTCAATCGCTGAAATAGAATTGAATAGTTTTCGCTTCTTCTCTGCATATTCAGGGGTAAGCTTATCTTTTGTTACATATATGACTGTACGGCAGTCTATACGTAACGGGAAATGTTTAATACTTTTTTCCATGTTTATTTTCTCTCAATTCATTGTATCTCATCTTCTGATTGTATGCCATATAAGGTCTATGTCCAAATGTTTAGCAAGCCCGAAAATAGCCAATAGCATGCCGTTTAATTGCCCTCCTAATGGATAGCCGTATTCATACTCATATCTGATGGGAATTGTGGATATAGCGTATATACTTTCTGTAAAGGTCTCATCATTGCAACTTTCCTCTGCCCCGTACAACATTTCTTCCGTAAAGTCCTCAATGTCTATCTTACGCAATCCGCACAAATCAAGCAGGCGGATTACAGCATCAGCGAGTTCTTCCTCTATGCTTCCCTTGATAGTTTCATTGTATGCAACTTCGAAACCTATCTCCTTGGGAGTGCCTGGAACCAGCCCCTGGCAAATACGGCTATTGGCTATCTTCTTATTATACCAATCAACATTGGCCCGTTTCCCTTTTCTATCCGCTTCCACGGCTTCCATAAGCTCGGATATTACAAGGCAAAGGCAATGTTCGTTACTCAATTCTTCATCGTGGAAACCGTGGTCGCAAGCGGTTTTATAGGCGCGGTCGCGCAGTTCATTTAAATCCATATTTATTCTGTTTTGAGCCATACGGCAGACGTCCAACCGCCGTATGGCAATATTTATTTCTTCATTAACCCAATGCGCTCTTTCAAAGTAAGAAGGTAGTCGTGCATCTGTACTTTTTGAACCTCCATTAAAGTAATCTGATTTTCACCAGCTATTTCAACAGCATCTTTTCGGCCAAGAAACAGGACTAACTTATTATGTTTGTCCAT